TTATTAAAGTGAATAAAGTAGTTTATTTTAATAATTAAGGAGTATTGAAATGAAAGAAGAAAAACAAGTTACATTTATCAAGGAATTCGTAGAATTTCCTACATTTATCCGGTCTTTTGTAAGACCAAAAAATTTATTTGCGGCAGAAACTGAAGCATGGCGATTCAGATGTCCAAATTGTGACCTTCAAGTCTCTGTAATACGGAGTGCAACATCTCTTGGAGGTCGCAAAGGTTTATTCGAGCTTGCATTTATGAAAGGTGACGAAGTCTGCTGGGATACGGAGCTTTGCTTTGATGTCGTAGGCTATCTCACTGAGAATGAAGTTTTAGAGTATTTAGAAAAAGCTAGACATCTGTATTATGACTCAAAAACGTCTAGATATGTAGTAAAATAGTTTAATTATATTTTTAAAAATAAGAAGGTAGAAGAAATGAAAAACACAAAAATCAAGACAACAGGAATCGCTTCTGTTTTAAAATCAATGAATTATAAAACAAACGTAATCGTGAATCACATACCTCATGGGTATAAAACTATTTTAGTAGCAATGCGAGAAGATGCATTATTTGAAATGCATCTTACATTGAAAGAATCATTATTTGGTGATTCGAAGGTCTTAGTTCGTATGTATAATATGAAAAAAGACTACGAAAGTATTATCGAAAAAGTTGTTGATACTAGTAACCGAGAATCAGTTGCTAAGTCAATAGCAAAAACAATCGAATCTGCAAATAAAGAAACAATATTATTTACAGACAGAATGCTAAGAATGTTCTTTATATCTTTAGTTAATGCTAGAGCTGTAAAGGAGTATTATTCCGCAGAAAAACAAATCTATAAATTTTATGATTTAGTAAATACTGCAAAATGGTAACTCGGTAACTATAACCATACCCAATAGGTAGGAGTATGGTTATTAAGTTATATAAATTTGGTTGTTTAAAATTATTAATTATTTTAGGAGGAAACAATAATGAAAACAACAAAAGCAAACAAAAAAGTATTGGTTATTTTGGCAGCTATGGCTGCAATTTCTAGCACAGCATTCGGTGCTGGTGTAAACAATACTGTGGATCCAAATGCTACATTATACGGAGCTGAAGCTTATGGCAAAGATAATGTCATCGCAGCAACTGGCACATCAGCCTTCGCAGTAGGTTATAACAATACTGTAGCAGGTGACAATAGTTTTGTTTATGGTAATGCTAATAAAGCAACCGGAACAAATGCTATTGCAGGCGGTGAGTATAGTAAAGCCGCTGGTCGAAATTCTGTTGCAATTGGCTCTTCCGCACAAGCATTGAAAAACGACACATTCGCAATCGGGTCTCAAGCCCGTGCAAATGGCGACAACGCATTGGCGTTTGGTAACGGGGCTTACGCTGAAAATAGTAATACCGTAGCTATCGGCAGAACCGTTAAAGCTGAAGCAGATTCTGCTGTAGCTATCGGCATTCGTACCAGTGCATCTGGTAACTCTACAGTTGCTATTGGTCGCGATAATTCTGTAACTAGTGCCGATACAACAGTAATTGGCAGTAATAACGGATCTGTTGCTGCAGAACAATCGGTGGTAGTGGGCTACAATAATACAGTTGTAGGTACTGATCCAGAACAAGTTGTGGTTGGGTCTAATTCTAAAACAGGAGCTCAAGGTGCGGTAGCTATTGGCACCCATGCAGAAGCAACTGCAATGGATGCTATGGCATTAGGAAATAACACGTTAGCAGATAATGCTAATAGTGTAGCCTTAGGTACTAACAGCGTGACTGATGCTGTAGTTAATACCGCGTCCGCAACTATTGGTGGTAAAACTTACAACTTTGCCGGCACAGATGCATTGTCTACAGTATCTGTAGGTTCCGACACTAGAAGTTCTGCTAATGGTGCCGCTAACTACAAACGCACTATTACGAATGTAGCAGCTGGTCGAGTATCTGCAACTTCTACAGACGCTATCAACGGTAGTCAGTTAAATGCTACAGTTGAAGCCATCAATAAAAATCACAAAGATATTTTAGATACTGCTAAAGGCTTAGAAATGCTTGGCGACATTGTGTCTGATCATGAAACACAAATCGCTGCTAATAAACAAGCAGCGGCTGATGCTATGGCAGAAGCTAAAAAGCATACAAGTGTAACAGCAGGCGACAATGTAGTTGTTACAACTGGTACAAATGCTAATGGTGGTATTGAGTACAAAGTGGAAGGTAAGAAAGACGTATCCTTAAATACAGCTTCCTTCGGCTCTGTATCTGACGCTGTGCACAATACTATCACTAAAGATGGTATGGGTGTGTTCGACGGCGATGTTGATACTCAATACAAAGCTTCTGGTATGACTATTGAAAATCGTGATAACCTAGATGCAGCTACACATGACATTAATGGCGTGACTGCAGACAGCAATGGCCGTCATGTAGCATTCACTACTGACGGTATCGATGCAGGTAGCCAAGTTATCAATAACGTAAAAGCTGGTGTAAAAGATACTGATGCCGTTAACGTTAAGCAATTGAATGATTCTGTTTCTACAGAATCTGTAGTTGCAGATAGTCGTGTAGACAACATTGCTTCCGTAGGTGTATTGAATGGTAAATCTACTGGCGATAAAAATGCACAATATGGCGTATACGTATCCCGCACTACTGTAGATGCTATCGCTAAAGGTTCCAACCGTTTCGCTGGTGACGATGTCATCAAAGTAGAACGTTGGGTTGCACCTAGCAATGTAGCTGACTTAACCACATTTAAATATGATGGTAACAAGGCAGCAACTAAAACACCTTTAACATACAAAGCTAATGGTGTTACTAAAACAACTATGTTAGCTGATGGATTGGACTTCACTAATGGTTCCAATACAACAGCTTCTGTTGATGCTAATGGTGTAGTTAAATATGATCTCAATAAAGATATCACTGTTGATTCTGTAAAAGCTGGTAAAGTTGTAGCTGATAAAGCTAACATTGCTGGTGTTACTATCGACAACAATGGTATCAATGCTGGTGGTAAAACAATCACTAACGTAGCACGTGGTATTAATGCTAATGATGCTGCTACAGTAGGTCAATTGAACGATGTACGTACTGCAATGGCTAATGGCGATGCAGCTACATTGAATCGTGCAAATGCTTACACTGATAGCCGCGTGTCTGAAACTACAGCTCAAAACGCAGCTCTTGCGGCTCTTCACCCATTGGACTTCAATAAACATGATAAGTTCCAAGTAGCAACAGGTGTTGGTAATTACAAAAACAAAACATCTGTAGCATTGGGTGCATTCTACCAACCTAACGAGAACACATTGCTTTCCTTAGGTGCAACTTTAGGTGCTCATCGCAATGTCGTGAATGCTGGTGCAACATTCCGCTTCGGTAAACACAGTGAAATGAACACTGACCGTCACGACGCTCTTGAAGCCAAAGTGAAAACTTTAGAAGAAACATTAGCTAATATTTCCGCTAAATACGATGAACTTCTAAAGAAAGTAGAAGAAACTAAATAATTATATTATTTGATGAAAGAGCCTCTTAATTGAGGCTCTTTTATTTTTTAAAAAAGGGGTAAAGAAAATGAAAGTAAACAACACAAACAAAATCTTATTAACTGGTTTAGTATTAACAACATTAGCTAGCACAGCTATGGCTTCTAGTAATAATCAATCCTTTAATGTTGGTCATTATAGAACAACTCTCGAAGCCGATAATTCTATCGTATATGGTGAGGACATTAATGTCACTCAACATAATGACGGTAATGTAGTTAAAAACATCCTAATCGGTGGTTATAACAACATGGCTCAACATGATGCCCATAATAGTTTGACTATCGGGACAAGTAACAATAATAACTCCGCTAATAGTATTGTAAGCGGGTTCCATAACACTATCACAAATGCAGAAAACACAATCGCTGGTGGTGTACAAAATGCATCCCATTCTTCCAATACATTAGTATTTGGTAATACTAATGCTATTGATTTTAGAAGCGATAACTCATTTGCTGGTGGTGAGCGTAACAAAATCACTGGTAAAAACTCACTAGTATTCGGTGAAGATGCTGTAGTAGAAGGTGACAATACATATGCTATCGGCAAAGAAGCAATTGCCACTGCTAGTAATTCACTTGCTATTGGTAATGGAGCAAAAGCAACTGAAGAAAACAGTGTAGCTATTGGTAATAACTCCATTACTAATACTGCAATTGGTACCGAATCTGAAATTATTAATGGTACAACACATACCTTTGCTGGTAGTGCTCCTTTAGGAACAGTATCTATTGGTGATATTGGTAAAGAACGAACTGTAACTAATGTTGCAGCAGGACGCATATCTGATACTTCTACAGATGCTGTTAATGGCAGCCAATTGCATGCCATTATTAAAGAAACAGATAAAATTGGCACTAAAGTAAATAGTCACGAAACTCATATTAATGATATCAGTGCTAAAGTAGATAAAAATAAAGAAGTATTAGGTAATCACGAAGTTCGTATTACTGACTTAGAAGATAAAGTTACCGTCATTGGTCCTAATGCTATCAAAGAAGCCAATAACTACACTGACTCTCAAGTGGCTAGTGTAGGTGCCCAATCTGCAGCTTTAGCTGGATTGCACCCATTAGATTTTAATAAGGATGATAAAGCTTCTTATGCTGCATCTGTTGGTCATTATCGCAATACCAACGCTGTAGCAGTTGGTGCTTTCTATCGTCCTAACGAACGCACAATGATTTCTGGAGCTGTTTCCTTTGGTAAACATCTTCAAGCGAATGTGGGTGTAGCATTCAAAACTGGCAAGGGTTCTGAATACATCAATGAAGCTAAATCTAAAGATAGCCGAATTGAAAAATTAGAAGCTTTGGTAGAAAAATTAACTGCTGAAGTAGCCGAATTGAAAAATAATAAATAGGAGTCTATATGTATATTTTCAATTTTTACGAAGACATCAATCAACATAAAGCAAGTATTGCTTCTTCAAGCAACTTAGATAATGCATTATCATCTTTAAAAGATATTGTATCTTTATATGTTAAAGAATGGCATAATGAACATGAAGTCATTACTTTCAGAATTGAAGCGATTGACCAAGAAAATCAAGATATCCGAAATATAATTTGGAAATCTAAATCCGGTTTCTTTGAAGCATGTTCTATTGAAAAATATGTACGTCATTTAATCAATAAAGAAACGTATCAGATCTGGGTCGATGATGCAGATTCTGAAGGTATCTGCACGTTTGCAGATTAATTAAAATTAACTTAAAAATAATCGCAGGGGTGCATTTTACACCCCTCTTTTATTTTTTGTCTCCGAAAGGAAGGATAGATAAAATGATCCTTTATTTACCAGAACGTCTTTATGATGAAATTAAAGATAATCAAGATTTTATCGATATCTCTGAACAAATGGAAGATATCTATACAGAGAAGAATACATTTGAACATGCTATCACTACTAACTGGGTAGATAATGATGAAATCAAAGCTCTAGGAATTAAACTAGATAAACTTATCGAAACTTTCTTCAAAGACAAACCTAATTATATTGAAGAATACAAAATCAACAATGGTAAGTATTCTAAACAAGAAATGATTGTTAAGTATGAAACTGGTAATTCTGAAGTTTATGATTATGAAAACAAATTCTTCTTATTATCTAATATCCTTAATAAATCATATGAAGATGGCACATATATCGAATATATGAAACCTTATGTAAACTTATTTGAGTCTACTAGTTTAGAAGAAAAGAAAGAAATGAATCTTTCTAAATATATTTGGTTAAAATATATGCATGCTAAGTTGTATGTAATGGCTACTAAGATTAATTTCGTTGATATGAAATGGGATAAATCTTTTGCAGACCAAGCATTACAATTATTAGATGAATTGAATATATATGATGATACAGATATCTTCGAAAACTCTTTCTTAGAAGCATATCTAGAAGCAGTACAAACTGTAATGGCTAATAACCCCAAATTACCTAGTCAAGAGATTCTTAATCTATTAGCTAGAGTAAATGGTATTGTAAATGAAAAATCTTTCCAATACTATAACTGCAGTTTCTCTGTATTATCATATATGGATACTATAAATAACCTATATCTATTCAAAGGTGATTTTACAGCTTTCCATCATATGACTTCTACTATTGTAGACTACATCAATGACTCTTTATATTATATAGAAAATACTCTTCGTGGATTAAGCTATTATGATAAGTCTAATCATGCTATGTATGCTATTCTTATTCGTAAATATCTTAAACTCACTGATTACTGTGACTATATGAGAGATATTAAGATTAAATATCTTTCTGATACAGATAAAGAGTTTATTCTATCTGATAGATTGGGTTCTGATGTATCTACAAATCCATTTAATGGTGTAGTAGAATCTCGTACTCTAGAAGATTGTGATTCTTTCTTTAAGAATAACTTCTATTTAGAAAACCTTAAGCATATAACGGTAGAATAACCATGTTTGATACTATAAAATATGTGCTTATTAAGTTCTGTAGCTTCTGTAACTTAGATTGTAGCTATTGTATTATCTCTGATAGAGATTCCAAGGCTAAATCTAATGTATTCAATCAGTCCAAGGAACTTAGAAAACTGTTGCTTACTATGGATATCGGTCCAGTATTAGACTTTGAACTTACTGGTGGGGAATGTAGTCTATACTGTAATGAAATTAGATCTTTTATGAAGGAAATGAAGAAGATCGAACGATATAAAGATACAAGAGTTATTGCATCGACTGTAACCAATGGTACTAACTTAGATGGTATCTTTGAATTACTAGATGATAACGTATTAGACTCTTGGTCTATGAAGATGTCTTGGGATGGTTTATATTCCGCATCAAAAGTTCGATTCTCTAAATTACCTCAATATGATGATCAATTCTTTAGAGATCAAGTAGCTAAACTTGGGGCAAGTAAATATCGTAATGATATTTTACTTAGAATAGCACTTACTCATGAAACAGTAGACGACTTATACGATTCTATTAAGTATGCAAGAGATTGTGGTTGTAATAAGATAGAGTATTATCCTCTATATCTTAAAGAAGACCCAATGTATTACCATGATGAAGAACTTCTTAAGAAGTTTAAAGTCCAAGCTATTAAGATAGCTGAGTTATATAATAAAGAACCATTTGATTATGAAAACTGGAACTATTTATATTATACACGTACTCTAAACGCAGGGAAACCGTTCGATTTGGGATGTGAGATATTAGGAAAAATGATTTATGTCACTACCTCAGGGGATGTATACCCTTGTTCTCTTTTTAGTGAGAATTTTAAACAAAACTTCATTATCGGTACGGTAAAAGACGGTATTGAATATGACAAAATGGAAAAGTTTGTCAAAGACTACACCGAATGGGATAACGGTTGTAGTGGATGTAATCAATACCATTGTAATAAGTGTCCAGCGATGCTTTATTACACAAGACATAAGGGGTTGGGTTGTTATATTCATCCTTTCAAGAAACTTGAAAGTGATATATTCGAAACTCTAGCACCAGCTCTTACAGAGCAACAAACAAAAAAGATCTTAGGTAGATTAAATTTTGTTAATGATCCTGAAGTAACTGACAGGATGCCTAGTTGGATAGCGAGAGATAGATAAAATATGGAATTTATAAATTTAGTCGTTTATGTAAAGAACGTAGATAAAACTATTAATATTCATTGTAACCTTAACTTCGAAAATGAGTTAATTTTAAAAGAGATTATCAAGAGATATAACCAAACTCTTATTAATCACTTTGGAGCTAAGTTATTTAGTGATAGTATTCTATTCCAAGAAGTAAATACAAATGTGTATAAGAATTATAATAACCTAGTAACTGTAGATGAAATAAATATGGTTGATTCGGTTTATGATAATACTTTCACTACTATAGACTTCTATAACTTTAGCTCTTTTGATCAATATATGAAGAGTTTAGTGATTGGAGAGATCGTAGGTGTTTGATAACTTCAAATCCATCATGATCAAAATATCCGATAAGTGCAACATGTGTTGTGATTATTGCTTCCAAGGAGAAGGAGTCTCTGAAGGAATATTTAGCGATATCGATGATCTTAAAAACTTCTTAAAAGATTTACCTACTGGAGATACGTTAGATGTGAAGTTTATTGGCGGAGAACCTTTAATCTATTCTGATAGTATTAAACGTATGGTAAAAGAAATAAGAAAATTAGAAAGAACAAAAGATGTTCACTTTAGATTTGGTCTAACCACTAATGGTCTATATTTTAAATCTTTAATTGAATTGATTAAAGAAGGATATTTGGACGAAGAGTTAGTAAAGGTTAGCTGGGATGGTAAGTATAGTAAGTATATTCGTAAGTCTTGTTATGATAATGGCTTTGTGAATAATGCTATCTATAGTATAATCAAAGAATGTCCTAATGTAACAGTTAGGATAGCTATACATCTAAAGAATGTAGAATTTATCGAAGAATCTATGCTTGCTTTACTATCTAGAGGAGCCAAGTCTATTGAGTTATATTATATAATGGAATATCCACTATATAGAGATGAATGGTTTATACACAAATGCAAGAAAATGTTTGAGAAAGTTGCTAGAATATGCAGCTTCTTCTCATTCAGATATGTAAACTGGGAATCTCTTAAATATAACTCAAATAAAGAAACATCCGAAGCTTCTAAATGTAGTCATCTAGGTTCACATCTCCATATCGATAAGAATGGAGATTTATACCCTTGCGGTATGTTTGTCCCTGATGATAATATATATGTGACCACACAATGGAAGATTGGTAATTTAAAATCTGGTATCGACTTCGATAAAACTAAAGAATTAGAAATGGAGTTGAACAAAGAAGTTGGTTGTTCTAAAGGTTGTAAAAATGTCAACTGTTTTGAATGCCCAGCTGTTAATTTAGGTGAGATTGGAAGTATGGATAAACGATTCATGCAACAATGTGAGCTTAAAGAAATTGAACGCAAAATTTATAATAAATTCCACGGAGTAGGCTAATATTAGCCTACTCCAAATCTTCCCTTATTTTTTTCCTTCCAAAAGGGTGTTAAAATCTCTGAACTTCATAATATAGAAGAGAAGAGTATCTTCGAAAAATTTTCAA